CCGACCGAATCGAAGTCGGGGTACACCTGGCTCGTCTCGACCGGGAAGCCAAGCAGCGTGTCATCCCCTGTTCCGACGATCATCTCTTGGAAGATGCGGTCGCCGCTGGAGGTCTCCAGCTGCTTGATCTCCTCGTAGACGGTGTCGTGCATCACCCAGCGCGCGTTTTGGCGCCGCCCGCGCGGGATCGCCGTCTTGGCGCTGCGCAGGTGCGTCTCCGAAAGCGCCTCGGCCGTAGTGTCGCCCGAGGCGAAGGTGACGCTCTGCGCGCCCGGCAGGTTGAGGACGCCCGTGAAGCCGCCGTACGACGCGCTCCCGTCGCCGAGAAAGCCAGCCTCGTCTTCTTTGCGCGAGATCTTCTCGGCAAACATTTCGCGCACGACCGGCAGGAGCGAGATTGCCATGTCTTCCTCCAGCTCCGTCGTCCACGAGGTGAGCCCCGCGAGCTTCCCGGCGGAGAGCTCCCCTTCGCCGAAGCCCATGTCGCTGGCGGTGATGTTCTCGCCTTCTCCCGTCCAGTAGGCGACGACCTTGCTGACGACGTTTTTCAGGTCGATCGCCTTCGTCGTCATCGGGATCGGGCGAAAGAGCTGCCGCGCGAGCCCGTACTCTTCGACGATCACGAAGAGCTCCGCGAGGAAAGGCTTCGGGAGCAGGAAGCCAGCCTTCGGGGAGTCCGTCGTCGAGGTGGTGTGGAGACGCTCCTGCGAAGGCGCGAAGCTGCCGGCCTCTACCGTCGCGAGGATGCGAGTCTGCTGACGCTTCGGGAGACCTGATTCGCGCACGATCTCGGCTGCCTCGCGCTCTTCGTCGCGCCATTGCTCGTCGCTCATCTCCATTACCTCTTGGCGGAGCTCCCCCTCCATGCGCAGGCCCTCGGTTTTGTCCTCTTGGCCGGTCGCCAGGGCAGAGAGGTAGCGCACGCTGCGACGCTGCCAGTCGGCCACGCGCGGCTCGCCCCCTTCGACGTCGGGGCCGCCAGATTCGCCCGCGCTGGCGTTGAGGTCGGGCACGCCGCCGCGCCCTTCGCCGGATTCGCCGCTGCCAGCGATGCGGTCCATCGCGGCGCGCACCTCGTCCTCAGACGGGTCCGTCTGCCCGCGCAGCTCATCAATGACCTCCTCGAACTGCTCTTCGGTGAAGGTGGCCACGCGCTCGCGCTCTTCTTCGGTCTCCTCGGCAATGCCGAGGCGGACGAGCGCGTCAGCGTCATCGGCGGAGAGACAGGCCGTCTGGCCTTCCTCGTAGTCGGTGCCTGCGTGCGTGTAGCCGCGCAGAAATGTGATTTGGCGTTCCATAGGGGGTCAGGCTTTCCCAAGCCGGCGTTTTGCTAAAGTTCGAGCGTTGCGCTTGCGCGCTTTGGTGGCTTCTCCGGCCAGCTCGCGGAGGTCCGCCAAGCTGGCTTTCACGACGCGCGGAGAAGGAGGGGGCGCGTCTTCGTCGCCCGAGGCGGCACTCGCGTCGCGCTCGTCGTCGGCGGAGTCGGCGGCTTGGGCGGCCTTCTCCGGCGCGTCAGAGGGCGAGGGGGCGGCCTCGTCGTCGTGCGAGTCGTCGTCTGTGCGGTTTTGCTGAGTGAGCCCGTCGGCCACGTGCTCCAGCCGGTCGGTCACCTCGGTGAGCGCGCCGGCCAGCTCCCCGAAGGGGGCGTGCGCCTGGCTGCCAGCACTCTCCTGCTGGCGTAGCTGGCGCGCGGTCACGAGCGCGCCCGGGTTCGACGGCACCGCCACGAACGACCACTCCAAAAGGCTCCAGTCGGTGATCCGGTAGCGGACGTTCGAATAGTCGTAGGGGTCGCCATCTTCGTCGATCAGCTCCTTCTCGCGCTCGTGAGCGCGAAAGCCAATCGAAGCGGCCGAGATGATGCCACTCGTGACTTTGTTGAACCAACGCGTGATCTCGGGGTCGTCGCGGTCCCAGTCGCTGTCCTCCATGTTGGCGACGAGTTTCCCGTCGCGCAGGCTGACCGTGGAGGTGCCGGCTACCATTGAGCGGCGGTGATTGATGAGCACGACCGGGTTGTCGTTGTAGCGCTCCAGCCGCGCGCCCTCCGGCTCGATGATTGTGCCGTGGCGGTCCTCGTCGTCAGTGTTGATCGTGACGGTCGTGCGGTTCGGCTCGCCTTCGCCACTGCTGCGGTTACGCCGCACGCTGGTGCTGCCCGTGAAGTCGCGCTGGCACACCTCGCCCGGTTGGGGCGCGTGGTTGGGCGCATCGTCGTCGCGGGACTTCGGCACGGGGCGCGGGCGGCCTTTGCGAGGGAACGTGGACTGCGCATGATAAGCGCGGCCCGGCGGATAAGTCTCGTACGCGCCCGTACGATCGCCCTCACTCGTCGTCCTCAGCCGGCGCGAAGGCGTGCGTGCAACGGCAGTTGACGGATTGAGAGGGCGGCAGCGTGGCTGCGGCCGGGTACGGCGCCGAGTAGGCGCCCACCTCGAAAAGCTCCTCGAGCCCTACCGTCTGCCCGTCCGCGTCTTCGTGGTCGTCCCGCGTGCGCGTGTCCGCCGTGGCGATCCACTCTTTCTGCAACGTCAGGTCCTGCTCCTCTGCGCTCGCCCGCGCCCCCTCCAGCGCGCCTTTGTTGGACGCGCGGATCACCTCCGTACGTGCGATCCGCCGCGCTCGCACGCGGTTCGTGCCCGGCATCGTCTCCTCGATCCGCTTTGCGATGGACTCGGTGCCCTCGCCCTCTTCGACTCCCTGCCGCACGACGGCGATAATCTGCGCGAGCGTCTGGGTGCTGACGCCCTGGATCAGCTCGCCCCCCTCTTCGTCGAGGAAGGTGTCTACCTCCTCTTGCCAATCGCCCGGCGCGCGCTGACGAGCAACGCGCTCGTCTTCCAGCTTGTCCATCACCTCGCTGGCAAAGTCCGGCAGAACGCGCTCGTAGATCTGCCGGAAGAGCGCGCGTGTGGCTTGGCGCACGTCCTCCGAGAGCGCAGCCACAGCCGTGTCTGCTTCATCGCCGCTGCTGGCCCCGCGCACGGCCGCAGCCGCCTCACTGGCGATATCACCCAGGTGCTCACGAGTGGCGCGGCGCATCGGCGCGTAGTGGTCCTCGCGCTGCGCCTCGCGCTGCCGCCACAGGCGCGCCCGGCGGTCTGCCTCGTCGTCTTCGGCGTCGCTCCCTTCCTGCCCGAGCAGCTCCGAGCGCGACCCCCCCCCGTCACCGCTCGCTCCGTCTGGCGTTTCTCCCGTCACCATGTCAAGCGCCTGCACCGTCGCGCCCACGAGCGGCTCGTCGCCGCCGTCCACCTCCTCGTTCCCGTCACGCCGGCGGGCTTCGTTGATCGTGCGCGTGCCATTTTTGATGCGGATGTCGTCGAGTTCGGCTTGGAGCTTCCGGTCGGTCGGCACGGTGTCCGGCACGGCGATGCGGAGCGCCGCCGGGTCGGCCTCGAAGATGCGCTCGAAGCCGTGCTCCAGCTGGCTCACAACGATCTCGACGTTCGGCTGCACCGTGTTGAGCGCGAAGGCCCGGAAAGCCCCGTCCATGCCCGTCGCGTACGCTTGGTCGCTAAACAAGCTCTCCTGCACCTCGAAGATTTCGTAGAGCTGCGACTTGGTCATCTGCGTCATCTCAAAGAACTGCTGGTCGCGCTGCGAGAGCTGAAACTGCTTCGCCTCCAGCCCGCCGGAAGTCCACGGCACGCCGCGCCGGTTTCCGCTGCGGTACTTCTGCGCGAAGAGGCGCGAGATGCGGTTGCCGTCGGCCGGATCGACCTGCTCCTCCGCCTCGAGAATCACTTCGGGCATACCTTGGTCTTCCGCCGCGTCGCGGGCGTAGATGCTCTGCGCGAGGTGCTGGTCGATCTCGTAGGCGGCCGCCTCGATAAGCGTTGTCGCGCGCCCCCGCTCGAACGGCGACTCGTGAGCCACGCGGATCACGTCTTCGGGGGCGAGGGATACCTGCTGCCCGTCTGCTCGGTCGAAGCGCCAGCCACGCAGCGCGCCGCGGCCGTCGATCTGCATCGTGACGCTGCCGTAGCTGGGAAAGATCGGGTGGAGCGCCACGGGAACGCCGCGTGGCCCGTGTTCGACGGCGAAGTGCGCGCCGTACCACAGGTCTCGGTTCAGGAGAGCCCACTGCCACACCTCCAGCGGGGGCATGTAGTCGTTGGGGCGACGCAGGAGCTGAAGCCACGGGTGCCCCTCTTCGACCGGCTCGAACTCGCCGGGACCTGTGCGGCGCTCGACGGCGAGCTCGGTCAGGTGCCGCGCAAAGTTGCGCGCGCGGTAGTTGGCAAGAAAAAAGACCGTCGAGCGGTATGCGCGCTCGGCTTCGTCTTGCGAGAGGGCCTGCTGCCCGCCCACCAGGAGGCGTTCGATGGCGCCGCGGCCCGTGCCCGCGCCTACCTGGCCCGCAGCGACGGCCGGGTCTTCGAGGCGCCGGCCGATGTGCGAGGTGTCCGGCGCCGTGCCCGTGAAGTCCGGCGCCGGCGCGAAGCTCGCGCGGATCGTGTCGAGAAGGCTCATGGGGTGTGATGGTCTATCCGAAGCCGAATGAAAAACCGCCTTGACGTCCGTTGAGTAGCAGCTCGGTGAGCGTCCACACCAGCGCGTCCATGCGATCCGGCGACGCGGCCCCCTTGTCCTGCGGGTCGTACGTCGTCATCTGCCGCTCCAGCTCTTCGAAGACCGCCGTGTGATGCACGCGCCCCTGCTCGTAGGGGGCCGCCAAAGGCTCGGCGCGCAGGACCTTGCCCCGCGTGGCCGATACCATGTCGATGTTGAGCGCGTCGGAGCCGTAGGCCCGCAGCGTAGACTCCACCATGTCGCCGCCGTAATTCTTTTCGGCTACGACGACATCGGCCTGGTAGCGATCGTAGAGGCGCCGCACGCGCCCGGCCCACTCGTTCGGGGCGTACTTCCCGCTTCCGTCCGCCAGCACGTAGGCGTCCCCGCCAGGCCCCGTAGCGGCCACGACGATGCCAGTGTCGTCGGAGCCAGCGCGGTGCGTGCCGGCCGGGTCCACGCCGATGGCCACGCGCCGCTGCTCACGCGGAGCATCCGCGCGGTGCTCGTCGATCCAGCTCGCGCGGAAGACCGCCCCTTCCACGTCGATGAACTCGCCTTCGAGCTCCTGCATCGCCTGCTCCTGCGTGTAGCGCTCACGCAGCGCCTCAACGTAGTGATCGGGCAGGTGGGGGTTCTCGGCCGTCGCGGCGCGAAAGAGGGCGTGCTCCTCCCCGCGTGCGTGCGGCCCGAACACGTCGTAGACCCAGTTTTGGCCGCGCGGGGTCGTCGTGACCCACATGCGCCCCGGGTCGAGGCGGACACGGCCTAAGAGCACGTCCCACGTCTCGCGCTTGCAGTAGGCGCCCTCGTCGAGCCACACCCAGCCGAGGTTCGGGCCACGCAAACGCTCCGGCTTGTCGGCAGAGCGAAAGAGGACCTCCGTGCCGTTGCAGAGCGTGGCCGTCATCTCCGATTTGTTGAGGTCGCGCAAAAGCGGGTCGGCGACCTCGCGGAAGGTTTTGAAGCTGGCGTCTTTGAGCATCGTGTAGGTTGGCGCGACGACCATGCCGACGCTGCCGGCTGGCTGCTGAAGCCCAGCAACCGCACCTGCGAATGTTTTACCACTACCTATCCCCCCTGTGAATAGTCGCAGGCGCTGCGGTGCCTCCAAAAAGGCACGCTGTTTCGCCGTCGGCTTCATCTTTACGTGAGCAGTGTCAGCCATCCCCTCTTTCGTCTTCGATCAGGTCTACGATGATGCCGACCTCGCCGCCGTGATCTACCTGGTGCTCATTCGTGTACTTCCCGCCCGTCTCCTTCGCGGCTTGCTCCAAGAGCGCCGCTGCCGCTTCCGGGTCGGCTTCGCGCAGGCGGCGAAAGCCCGCCTCCAATTGGTCAAGCCGCCAGCGCTCGTGAGCGATAGCCACATTGTCCCGACCGTTGACGTACGCCTCGCGCGCCTCGTGAAAAAGCTCCGTCCACTTCTTTGCCGGCTCGCCTCCGGTGCGTCGCGTCGGATCGTAATAGCCTGCTTGGTGCCGGGAGATCTCAATGTCGAACTCGTTTTTCACAAGGCCTGCCACCTCCACAGGTGTTCTAAACCGCGCAAGCCATTGCACGATAGCGACTTGATGCCGAGACCGAAGAGTAGCCACAACCGAAATCTCGTGAAAGGTGTGCGTAAAACAACACCGAGCCCTCGCCTCAGTCCCCCAGCCGCCGCGCCTCGAAGAGCGTGCCGGCGGGGATGAGGTAGACGGGCTTATCTTTAGAGCTTTCCTGCTGGCACTCCACAGAGAGGCGGTCGCCTTCCGCGAGCTCTACGAAGCGGCGCGCGCTAACGGAAGAGTCGTGGTGACCCCCCCGCCCACGAAGGTAGCCCGTCATACCCCAAGGAGCCGCGCGCTGCCCATTGACACGCAGGCGCACGGCGGCATTCGTGCGACCCGTAACATCAGATTCGATAGAAATGTGCTCCGACGAAGAATTACCTTGCGCCACGTGGGCTCTCGCCTCGTAGACGCCCGCCGCCAAGGCGACCAGCGCCGTGCCGTCATCCGACAGCGCCAGCGCCGACCCGCGCTGAAGCGTGGCGGGCGCGTCCCACACGATGACGTGACCATTGGGGTCGTTGATATTCGCGTCGTCGGTGGACTGCACCTGGATCAAGTCCAGTGGTGGCGGCCCCGGTGGCCCCTGCGGACCTTCCTCGCCCGCCGGCCCCTGAGGCCCCGGCTGCCCGCCGCCGGCCTTGCCACCGACGCCGCTGGCGCTGGGAATGATTCCGATAGCCTCACTCATAACGGTTCTCTACGATGAGGTGGCTGGTCTGCTCGTTGAGGTAGTAGTAGGGGGATGGCCGGAGCCCCGTGATGCGGATCTGGAAGGTGCAGCGCCGCCTTATGCCGAGCGCTTCCACTTGCGCAGGCGTCAGCACGAGCCGCAGCGCCTCCGGCTTGGCCCCCACGATGAGCTCACTGCCCTCCGCCAACCTGAGCGCCTCGCCTGCGCGCCCGGCGAAACCCCACTTGGTGTGGTCGAGCTCTGTCCCGGAGGAGTCTTCGAAATGGGTGAACAAGACTAGGTCCGCGGCTTGCCCAGCTGGCAAGTGCACGCGCATGGCCGGACGGCTCGCGCGCGGCTGGCCCAGTACGTAAGCGTCGCTGCTCATGGCGTATCAGGTGTTCGT